AAGGATGCTTCTCATACTGGACCGGGTAAGGGGAAGCTTGAGTCCCCTAAAGCTAACCGTACACGACCGAGGAAGGGTAAGAAGTACGCATCATGACTCCATTGCTGCCCTCGCCTGATCACTACCTTTACAACCTGATGACAATGACAAGTCCTGAAGCTAAGCGCCTCTGGAGGCGTGCCATCAAAGAACACTTCAACTGCACTTGTGCATATTGCGGAGAACACTATGACATTAATCAACTTACTCTTGACCACGTTCGTCCTAAGTCTATGGGCGGAGAAGATCTTACAAGTAACCTGGTACCAGCCTGTCAAAAGTGTAATCAGGATAAAGGAAGTAGCAATTGGCTCCAATGGATGCGTAAAACATTCGGTGTAACACCAAGGGAACAATTCATTCTATCACACATTAACTAACTATGGAAAAGAAGAAGTCAGTCAAAGATACGCTTGCTGAAATTAAGATGATGCGTAAAGCATCTGAAAAGCGTCAGGCAGGTAAGAACACCACTTCTGAAGACATCAAAGCACGCATGGAAAAGCGTGAGATGGATAAAGCAAAGCAGGATCTCAAAGCTCAAAAGAAAGACGCCCGTAAGGCTGGACGTAAGTTCTCTATGCCAAAGGATAAGCCTCAGGAACAAGCCCCTAAGAAGGCTGCTAAGCGTCGTCCTACGGGTCGTGGGGAGATGATCGCTCAACGCTACATGGATAATGAAAAGCGTAAGAAGGATGGTGGATCCAGTGTTGTAGGGAGCTAAGTAATGGCTCCTAGAAGGCAAAAACCGTTTGATCGAGTCCTGCAAGATGCAGCTTTTGCTAATCTATCCGATGATAGAGGGCAACGGTTAATCTTTGATTATTATAAACGAGCTGGTTACTTACCTGCTAAAGATGCTCAGGGGCATACATTTAAATCTTTACAAGAGTATCTTTCAACCGTTCAGCGGTTAGCAGAACAGGAACGTCGTAAAAACCCTGATGCTAAACCTGCTGAATGGTTAAAAGCTGCTGAAGCTAAACTTGGATTTAATAGGCAAATTAGATCAGCTAAAACTGGTCAAGAACTTTCTATTGTTGCTGGTAAACAATTAGAAGATCCAAAACAAAAATTTGCTAAAAATCGAGTTGGATCCGTGTTTCCATTAGAAATTGGAGATAACGGTAAAGTTCGATTTAATAAGCGCAAGTATATGTCGGCAGAAGGTGGATTACCTAGACCAGTTTATGATCTTATTTCCTCTAAACACGGTCAAGAAGCAGCTGATACATATCAAAAAGCTGTTCGTAAAGAATGGAAAACTATGGGAGATGTAGGCAGAGAACTAGCTGCTAAAACAGGCATCCCCTTTGATCGTGGTCATTGGTTATCTAATAAATACGGAGGAGCAGAAAGCGCTAGAGCTGGAGCACTTGAGATTGCTGTATTAAATAGGTTACATGGTGCCGCCCCTAGAGGTAATATAGAACGTTTAAAAGTAACAGGTAAAACATCTTCTGGATGGTTAGACGATTTCTATGAATGGGACTTCACTAACAACAAACTAAACGTATTGGGTTCAGAACACCTTAAAGTAGCTGATTTACAAGAAATTGTAAATGGAACAAAAGATCCAAATCAAATCGCTGCTCAACGTTTGGCTGAATGGGAATCAAGAGGTAGAACTCCAGATCCTGATCCAATTGGCAATATTTTTGGATCACAACTTGGTGGGGAAACCATTAACCAGCAAAGATTGCGGATGATGGAAGAGCAGTTAAATTCTGTTTCTAAAACAGGTATTGATCCTCAAACTGGTAATCCTGTATCACCAGAGCGTTTAGAAGAATTGCAAAGAGGAGCTAAAGCTGCTAAAAAATCAACAAAGTTGATGCCCAAAGGAGTCACACGTAATCCTCTTATGCGTGGTGCAACAGCTATCTCTAGGGCTATCCCTGGTCCTGCAGATGCTCTTCTCCCTGGAGTTGTTGGTGGTGGTCTTGCTTTAGCTGGTGGAGCTACGATACCACAAGCTGCTCAGGCGTTTGGCAGTGGAGTTGCTGAAGGTTTAACTGGTGATTTAGATGCTGGTCCATTAGCTAGTAATCAAGCTTACATTGTTAACGGTCAACAACGTTTTATTAATCAAAGAAATGAGTTAGTAGATAAACCCGGCTACGGCTTAGAACAAAGTGGTGGTCAGTGGCGTGAAGTAAAGCGTGGTACAGGAGCTGCTTCTCAACAACAACGCCAAGCTCTACGTAGTACAGCACAGCAAGCTACTAACCTTATTCCTAAAGTTAACAGAGCTATTAACCCAGTTGGTGCTGGTATTATGGATTTCTTTGCTAAACCTATTGGCAGTGCTTTCAATAGCATCTTTGGTAAGCGGGAGATCTAACTGTGGAAGAGAAACTTAAAGAGCTGCTATCCATCCTTAAAATTAAATACCTGGACGGTAAGAATCCTATTGGTCGTATGCAAACAACTCATGGGTTTGCACCATCTAAGAATGCAGCACTTAACATCGGCAAGATGATGAATGTCCCCTATGACCCAGCCATGAGGATTAGACCTAAGGATCCTCAACAAGTCCTACGTGCTAATAACTCACGCATCGGTCAAATTGAACGGATTCATAACACATATATCCAACCACGAGTTAAGCTTGCTGACTAACACCCCCTCAGAGGCGTCTCTGTGCCCCTACAAGGCGCCTCTTTACACACTTAGGTACATTCTACCATGCAACTTAAACAATGCCGCTCCTGTGGCGTAGAGAAGCCAGTTACTGATTTTAGTAAAAATAAGAACACAAAAGATGGCCGCAGTTTTTATTGTAAAACGTGCTCAAACAAAAAGGCTAGGGACCGTTACAGTGAAAAAAGGTTAGATCCAGAGTGGTACCGTTTAGAACAAGAAAAGGAACGAGACCGTCACCTTCGCAGAACATTTGGTATTAATTCTGAGCAATACAATCAGATGCTTGAAACACAAGAGGGTAAATGTGCTATTTGTTTAACCACTGAATGCAAATCTGGCTATGCATTTGCAGTTGATCATTGCCACACTACTGGTGCTATTCGTGGTCTTCTTTGCCGTGATTGTAATACATCTATAGGAAAATTAAATGACGACATTGAAACGCTCCAAAGAGCAATTGAGTACCTTAGATCTTTTAAAAAGTGATCTTAAATACTTTGTCACAGCTATTTGGTCGCAACTAAACTTACCTCACCCTACACGAGCACAGTTAGCTATTTGCGATTATCTACAATATGGTCCTAAACGTCTTCAAATTCAAGCATTTCGCGGTTGCGGAAAAAGCTGGTTAGCGGGTGCATTTGTACTCTGGACATTATTCAATGACCCAGAAAAGAAAATTCTTATTTTGTCGGCTTCGAAAGAACGCGCGGACAATCAATCAATCTGGCTTCAAAAACTTATTGTAGAAACTCCATGGTTAGGGCACCTTCAACCGAAAAGTGATAATGCTCGTTGGTCTCGAATCAGTTTTGATGTTAACTGTTCTCCTCACCAAGCTCCTTCAGTTAAATCAGTTGGGATTGGAGGTCAGCTAACTGGTAGTCGTGCTGATATTATTCTGGCTGATGATGTCGAAGTGCCTAACAATAGTATGACAGAAATGATGCGGGAAAAGCTTTTACAACTTTGTACTGAAGCTGAATCTATCCTCACACCAAAAGATGATAGCCGCATTCTTTATCTTGGTACCCCGCAGACAACATTTACTATTTATAGACGTTTAGCTGAACGTAACTATCGTCCCTTTGTTTGGCCATCACGTTACCCGCGTAAAGACAAACTAACTCAATATGAAAACCTTCTAGCACCACAGATCGTTGAAGACATCGAGATGGGTGCAGATGAATGGACTCCTACGGACCCTGATCGTTTTACCAGTGATGACTTGTTAGAACGTGAAGCAGCTATGGGTCGTAGTAACTTCATGTTGCAGTTCCAACTGGATACTACCCTAAGTGATGCTGAGAAGTTCCCCCTTAAGTTCTCTGATCTTGTGGTGACTGCTGTTAACCCTACACAAGCTCCTGATGCTGTGGTATGGTGTAGTGACCCCCGTAACATCCTTAAAGACCTCCCTACAGTAGGCTTACCTGGTGATTACTTCTATTCACCTATGGCTTTACAAGGGGAATGGGGACCATACACCGAAACTATCTGCTCAGTAGACCCATCTGGTAGAGGTACTGATGAGACAGCAGTTACATACATGTCTCAACGTAATGGTTTCCTGTATGTACATGAAGTACGTGCTTATCGTGATGGTTATAGTGATAA